GTATATAAGAACCTACAATGAGACCTTTTTTGAGCCTATATTTGAACGCCTTGCTTTTCTTGTTTGGAAATATGGAGACCCGCTATTTTTTGCAGGGTTCAATCGTGGCGAAGTGCCAAGTTTTAATATCAATCTAAACACTGGTATAGGAGCGCTCAATAAAGAGGTACAAAAGAAAAGCCTAATGGATGCTAGCCAAGTAATAGCAGCTCAATTTGGCATGTGCTTACAGCTTCAAGACGGCGAGGGTGCAAATAGAATGAAAGAAGCAAACGAGAAAATCTTACTCGAGCTTCTACCTCTATATGGAATAAAAGACCCAGAGAATTTTATCGGAAAGGAGAGTGAGCTTGCTAAACAACTTAAGCCACAGGCTATTTTGCCAAGCGTGGCAAGCCTTGACGCAGAAGCAGGAGCTTTATCAGCTGACACAATGCCAAGCGTTTAGGGATTTTTTGGAGTATCTATTAGGGCTTTATGCGGCAAGTGTTACCGCTAGCCAAAATGAAAAAAACAGCGATGAAATGAGGTTAAGGGCGATTGAGAACATTAAAACTCTCGAAAGCCTTTTAAGTTTTTTTGAAAATTACAAAGAGGAGTAATAAATGACAGAGCAAGAAGCACTAAACGAGCTAACAGCCATAGTAAATGGGAACGAGCAGGCAGAACCTGAAACAAACGAAGTGGCAGAACAACCAGCAGAGGAAGCAAAGACTGAGCCAGCGACAGTGTCAGATGAGCCAAAGAAAGAGGAGCTAAATATAGATGCTATTAAGCAAGCACTAACTGAGGCGCTAGCAGCAAAAGAGCAATCAACACAAGGGGCAAAACCACAACTTGAACCTGAAAAACAAGCCTTGCTTGATAGCTTAGGTCTTGGAAATCTTGATGCACTAAAAGCTCAAATGGATCAAATCACACAAGCACAAGCAGCACAAGCAGAGGAAGCTAGACGTCAAGCAGTCTTTGACAAAAATCTAGCAGAGTTTAAAAAGGACTATCCAACAATACGCCCTGATGATCTAGCAGAGTTTGCAAAAGCTCACGGCATGAGTGATCTACTAGGCGAAAATTATGTGGGTTGGAAAGCAGTAGCAATGGGGATGATCAATGTAGCAAAAAGCAAAGAGAAGCCAGACGAAATTTTAAGCGGCTCAAATGCAAGCAGTGAGCTATCGGCGTTTGATAGAGCCAAAAAAGGTGAGAACGTGAGCGATGTGGAATATGGCGCAGAGCTTTTGAAATTAGCAGGATTATAAGGAGCATAAAATGGCAGAAACTGAAAATGGCCTATTTGGAAATATTTTAGGCTGGCTAGGCGGTTCAAGTGGTGGAGATAAAAACGGCGTAGGTGGCACACCTAACTGGCTTACAGCCTTGGGAACTGGTGGCGCATTATGGAGTGCTTATAACCAAAGCAAAATGGCAAAGAAAGCATTTAACCTAAATAAAGATGCTTACGATTTTAACAAGATGCTTTCACAAAGACAGTTACAAAGAGAAAATCAAGCAAATCAAAATTTAGTCAATGCTTGGAACGCATCAAACTTTCACAAACAACAAGAGGACGAGGCTTACTAATCTAAGCCTCACAAAAAGGAGCGAAAATGCCATATTTTAACCCAAATAAAGTAGATTTCAACTATAACACCAACACAATAGACGCAGTGGGTGCAACTGGTAGAGCATTATGGGACATTTACCAAGACAGCGTAAGAAACAACTTCACAAAACAAAGGCTAGCGGAAGAGAATAGATCAAATTTAGCAACCGAACAAAATAATATAGATAGGCTAAACGAAAACATACGCCATAATATATCAACCGAAACTGAAACAGCAAACAATAACACCATAAATCAAGGTTTCAAGCGTGACGAGCTTGGGTTAAAAGGGCAAGAGTTAGGGCTAAAAGCAAACAAGTATCAAAACGATGCCTACCACAATCAATTAATGGCGAATATTGCTATGCAAAATGCAAACACAAACGCAAATAGACTTAATTTTGACGTGCAAAAATATAATAGTGGGCTAAATAGTGATAGTTTAAAAACCAATTTGGCTTTTGAGAAGCTAGGGGCAAAGTTGCCTGATTGGGCAGAAAATATGTCTCCGCAAGAAGTGCAAGCTTACAAAAAAGCGGTTATAAACGTAGAGACAAATAAAGCTTTAAATGGAGCAAGTGGGTCTCTTGTGGATAGAAAACAACTAGCACAAAAATCAGTGCAAAATTTAAGCGACCTAAAAACACTGCTTGATAGCCTAAAAAGGGCGAAAGAAAAATATAGCTCTACAAACACTGGGTGGCTTGATACTGCGTTGCATAGCGGGGCAAAATATTTGGGCTTTGACGGCAAGCAAATGAACGATTTTAGATCTGCTCTAAACAACGCAATGCTTTTTGCAAAAGGCGTGTTTGGTGACGGCAAGATGTCAAATTTGCAATATCAGCAACTCATAAATAGTTTCCCAACTGGGGATGAAACAAGCGATAAGGCTTTTGTTTCAAATTATGACGCCACTCTTGACGCGTTGGGGTCATACTATAAAAATACAGTTGAACAAATGCAAAATGGGGGCGTTAATATGAGAGAGTTTGAAGGAATGCTCCCAGAAATACAGTCACAGATTAACGAGCTTTACTACAACCCAAGAGGTGAGCCTAAAAAACAAAAAAACTCACCTCAAGAAGGACGAAGTCTTGGGGCAAACCAAAACAACTCACAAAGAAATTACATAGACGCAAAAACACTTGGCATAAATTTTAGATAGGAAAATAAAAATGGCTTGGATAAAAATACCTGAAAACAAAACCGAAATGCAAATAGGCGGCAACTGGGTAAAAATACCTAGTGGCATGAAAGAGGTTGAGATACCTGATAATTTATTGGGCGCACAACCAGCAACAAATAGCGCACCAACTTATGCGCCGTCTGCTCCTGATATGAGCAAGGCGGTAGATGCTACGCCAAAGGAAAAGACGTGGTATGACAAAGTTGGTGAATTTGCGGATCAAATCTCTCCAATAAATGTCATAAAAGGGGTAGGTAAAGAGTTAGGGGGAATGCTTGAGTATTCTCACTATGACGGAGCTACTGGCAAAGAATTAGAGGCAAAAAAGGCTACTGAAGCACTAGCAAGAGCAAAACATGCAGGCGATGATAGAAACATCATCTCACAGCTTGTAGGCGACGAAAGTAAAGATCAAGCAGTAAAAGAAAGAACCGAAAATTTGCTCTACAACTGGGCTAAAAAGAATAATTATGATGATGTAAGAGAGGCTAATGGCAAATATTATTTACAAAAAGGAGATAATTTTATCCCAGTAGATGAGCCAGGTATAGGCGATAGTCTTTCAACATATCTAAATGAAATGGGCGTGCCTATGGGTGCGATAAGCGTAGCTTCAGCCCTTTTGCCAACCAAAAAACTAAGCACAGCACAAAAAGCTATAAGCACAGCATTAGCAACAGCTGGAGCGAGTGGAGCTGGAGCGGCTATGGACTTAATGGCCGATAAAAGAATACTTGGCGATGAGACGATAAATGGTGATGATTATTTAAAACACGCTTTGCGTGGAGCAAGCGATGACTCTTTGATCTCAGGTCCGCTTGCAACAATGACATCTCCAGCAGTAAAAGAAGCACTTAAAAAAGGAGTTAGCAAGGCTAGTGATTATTCAATAGTAAAACCAGTTGCAAGATACGTGATAAATGACAATATTGGCGGAGCACAAAAAGCAATGGCGGATAAGCTAGGCGGAGAAGCAAACGCAGCAGCAGCTCAAAATTTATCTAAAGAAGCTCTTGATGAAGATATGTATAAAGCTCTACTAAATAATGATAAGACTTACACTTTACCAAACGTTGGCAATGAGAAGATACAAAAGGGTATAAACTATCTAAATGAGAATGTAATTACTCCAGCCCAAAAAACAACAAGAGATATAATAAAGGGCGAGGGGACAAGAGAGCGAGAAATGGATCTATTTTTAACTGCTCTTGGCAACGACGCTAAGGGGGCAGATATAATCGCCGATGCAGTTGCGAGAGATCCAAAGAGCTTTTCAAAAATCTATAAAATGTCAAGCGACTTAAATGCAGATGCCAAAAATACCCTTTTAAATATGGTAGATAAGAAAAAGACCGCTGACATTTTAAGCGGATATGAGAAACGCACAAAAGATAACTTTGGCGAGGTGATAAACGCTCTTGACGATGCCTTTGCAGGCAAAGAAGCAAGCGCAAATTTACTACAAGCAAAGCATGAACTTGGCACTCAGGCGCTAAGACTGCCAGCAGGGTATAGAGATAGTACCTTGGAGCTATTAGGAAATACCAAAGGCTTTAAAGGGCTTAACGAAGTAAGAAACGTGCTAAGTGCTGATATGGCAAGGCTAACTGCTCCTGATGCTATCACAGCAGGCACTAAAAAAACACTTGGCAAGATGATAGAAGCAGTAGATAATGCAATAGACAATGTCGCAGAGCAAGCCTTTAATAATCCAGCTCTTAGCCAAAAAGCAAAAGATGTGCTAAAGCAAGCAAGGAGCGAATATGCTCTTTTTAAAGAGCTTCAAAACTCTAAAATTTACCATGACGTAATGGGCGAGCTAAAGAGTAGTGGCGATATAACAAACTCGCTTTTAAAAGCACTTAACGCTGAAAATGGGCTTGATTTTAAAGCGCTTACATCTAGGCTAAGCAGTAGCGAGCAAGAAGCCCTAGAAACGAACCTAATACGTGGGGTTATAGAGAAATTTAGTAAAGACGGCATAACTGATTTTTCTAAAGTAAGCGCTGCTTTAAAAGATGCTCCGTTTGAGAGTAAAAGAGCGGTAGAGATCATGAGCGAGCTAAATAAAAAAGCCCCTATACTAAATAATACTTCAGCACTGCTTGAAAAACTAACAGCCATAAATCCAAAAGCCAAAGAGCTACAACAAGGCATAGGGCATTCAGTAACTGGAGCACTTATGACAATGAAGAGAAATTTAGCCATTGAAAGGTTAAAGTCGCTACTCCCAGTACTAGGCAATGACGCATCTTTAAAAAATCATATAAGAAATGCAATTAATAATGCAGGCGATCTAAAAAGTGTTATTAATAATCTTGAAAAGATAGAGATAAAAGATGTGCCAGAAAACTCAACTAAACTACTAGAAGCTTTTAAAAACGAGGTAAAAGCGTTAAGAGATGAAGCGCAAAACACAGAGATAAAAGGCGAGAATTTTATAACAAAAGAAAGCCTAGCGCCAAAGAGCGATTTAAATGTAAAAATTAGCGTGGATGACTGGGTGAGAGAACTTGGAGGGATAAACGCAAATAAACAAATTAAGGCTGATTTAACCAAACTTTATGAAAAGCACAAGGAACTTTTTACTAAGCCAAGTGATGTTTTTAGACTAATAAAAGCAGTCAAAGAAAATCCGACGTTTTTTTATAACAATAATGAGCCAAATACGGCTTTGATAGGCAAAATTTTAGATAATGGCAAGCTTGGCAAAATAGGCATACAAAAAGACTATGATAGTGAGTATTTAAAGCTAAACCATGCGACTTATTCAAGTAAAGCAGACAAGGAAAACAAGAGACTTTTAAGAAGAAATGAAAAATCTCATCTAGTGGGGTCGCCTACTCCCACACAGCTCACTCTTGGCGAAGCCACAGAGCCAACGGCGGATGGTGCAAAAGCACTTTTAGATGAGAATTCTAAAGATGCTGGCATTATCCAAACTTTCATCCAGCCAGGCAGCAAATCAAATAGTGAGCTTGGGCTGCCAAAAGAGATTATACCAAAACAAACACAAGAATTAGATAAAACTTTTAAAAACCAAAAAGATAAAAACACTAAAACCATTAACGCAAGCCCACATATAGCAAGCGGCTTAATTGGTGGCACAGCAAATGGTGCTGATGAAAATGGCAACGTAAGCCCTGAAGAGTTTGCAAAAGGTTTTATATATGCATTGTTTGGGTCAAAGATAACAGCTGATGGAGTAAAAAGGGTAAGTCCTGAGCTTTATAATAAGATACTAGGTATATCTAAAAAGCCAAGCGAAGAGATAAAAAATATAGTAGATAATGCAGGAGTAGATAAGCTTGCTAAGCAAGAAAAAAGAGGCATCTATAATGTCACATATAACGGTAAATTCTCAACGCCAGTTTATAAAGATTTAGAAGATGTAGAGGGAGCGGTAAGATATGCGATAGGGAATAAAAACAAAGGAGCCAAGCATATCGAGATAAAGCATTTAGAAGACACAACAAAGGAAGGTTATGTTACGAAGCAAGAACTATTAAATATGGGCGAGAATATGCGTAA